AGACGCACCTGCTGAAGCGTAGCCCAGTGTCGGGTCGATAATGACTGGGTACTTTGCGTTGTTTAACCAAGCATCTGGCACAGTTACTGTCAGTGTTCCAGCTTGCTCGTCTATACTCAAGTCAGCCCATGTTTCGTCTCCATCTGCATCAATTGCCTTCGGACGATAGATGTGGAAAGCTTTACCAGTTTTGTACTCTTTCCCGTACTTAGAGTTGTTTCGTTTGCTCTTGTGGTAGACTGCGTAAGAACCCACTACATCTTCTGCGCGTATAGATTGCTTTATCTCTTCTAGCGTTCTAACATCATCTTTGTGTCTTGATCGTTCTGCTTCTTCATCAGACACTTCACCTTGATAGTGGAAGCTTAGCTCTTTTGATTGAATTGTAAATTCGAAGACGTTCGTCTTTGGCTTTTTAGGAAGTTCAATCTCGATTTCCAGACCTCCGTCCTCGTTAAGTTCGTCTGGTTCTAACTCGTAGAAGATAACGTTCTCATCTTCGCCGGGTGCTACAACTTTACCGTCTTGTTCAATGTACGTTCTTGCTCCGTTGTCTCGACGAATGCTGAAGTTTGTTTCATTGTCCCATCTCTTAATCTTTGCTTGAGGATAGAATAACGCTTCTTTAGAGTCACCGATTTCAATATCAATCTTGTCTTTCTCTTTCGTTTTGACGACGCGTTTAAGAGTCTCGCTCTCTTTAACGAAGTCTTTTAGCTTATTCAATTTTTTGTGTGAGAATGGCATGTTAGATTGCTTCTTGATAGATTCTTACCGCGACTGTGTTCTGTGCACCTTGATAGTAGTTACCTAAAGAAGTACTGACAGAGCCCGTGAGCGTGAAGTCAGAACCCGCAGGGGCCACTGAGTTTGAATCAAGGGTTTCCCATAGGCCGCTATTATCATTATATATTTGCAGATAGACTGTAGAGTCAAGTGGAGCACGGTCTGTTTGTCCGTTCCAGACTGCAGTGATGGCTTCATCGTTTGCGTTGTGGTTTCTTCGGAACAAATGCATTACATATCCAATGCCTGTCACACATACTCGGTTGCCATCATCTGTTGCTACATCAGTAATGTCTTGATTTGAGTATTGAACACTTAGTCGACCGTCTGCTGAAGGAAGCACTGCTGTCGCCTCACGTGAATAATCGTATTGAACTACATCGTAGCCGAGTTGGCGAGTTAGAGTAGTCAGTGATTTGATTGAGTGAGTTAATGACTTAGTGATTGTACTCGGTGACAATACTACGTACTCAAGTGCTTTGTTAATCGATGATGCGATTGCAATAGAATAATCAAGCGTCTTACTGATAGAAGATGCTGTCTGGAGAGTATACTCTAGAGACTTCGTGACTGAACTCGAAGATGCTACTCGATACAATAATGCTTTAGATATAGCCGTATTCGATTCGATTTGATAAGCGAGTTGCTTTGTCACTGAAGAAGTCGTTAAGATTGCGAATTCTAGAGATTTGCTGATAGAATCAGTGGTCTCAATTTCATAAGAGAGGCTCTTACTTACTGAATCCGTAGTTTCTACTTCATATGACATGCTTTTTGTAACTGAGTCAGTGCGTTCTACTTCATAAGCGAGTGAACGATTGATTGAGTCAGTGTTCTCGATTGTGTACTCCAGACTCTTTGTTTCGCTTTCAGTAGTAGTTGAAGATACTGCGCATGACTCAAACGCTCCGATCGTGTAGAATGTTGCTGGTGTCAAGATGTTAGTCGCTTCTGCACTTATCCACTCGGGTGTACGCGTACGTAGCTGATGTCGGAAGTGTCCTAAGTCTCCATCGAACTCCAAGTTTTGTCCAGTTTGCACACCTGTGCCAGCTGCATTATTGTATTGTCCTAAGTACAAGTTGTTTCCTGCATCTAAGTTTATTGCTACATACGGAGAGATGTTTGCTGTACCGATTTCTGCTCCGTCGATATACAGATATGAGTTTTCGCTTCGATCGTAAACTACGTGAGCCACGTGCCAGTCTCCTGGGTCGTTATACGCTTCAACGTTATGCACACCGTTATAGTTTGCTATACCTCCGTCAAAGAGGATAGTAGCGTCATCTCCCGTTCCGTCTTCTTCTATGAGCAAGGCGTAACGACCGTCGTCTCCACTGTAGAAACTCTTAGATACGAGAGCACGCCCACCGCCTGCTTCGAATCTGTAAAGAATCATGAATGTCAAATCACTTGTACCCATGATACCTACATCACCAAAATTGATTCCGTCGTTTATGCCGTCAAAGTTTAGTGCTTTACCAAGAGGGGCGTCTACTACATCTGCCGATGTCATTGACCCTAGTTGATTTCCTGTGTTACCGTTCCCTGTACTATCACTAATGCTATCTGGTGCAGTTGGGTCTGTGTTCAGGTGAGCAACAATCTCATGACCCGTCCACACGTTGTTTCTACCGTATGTCGCTGCTACTCCATAGCCAGTTGCTCCTGAGTTGCCTACATAAACGTAGAATACTGTATCTACTGAACTGGAAAGAGAGGGTGCTTTGAAGTACACTACTCCCGTTTCATTTGCATAATCCCATGCAGCTAGTTCAATCGGTACTTCAGTTGACCCATCAGATGTTGTCACTCTAATGTCACCACCGTCTGATCGTACTTCCGTCCAGAAGTTAGCGGATAACTCTCCTAAGTTTACACCGACTGGGAAGTCTGTAAGAGTTGCGTCAATTTCAGAAGCGTTGACTGTCACGGGTTGTCGTGATGACCATCCTGCTTTTGGACATGTTGTAGGAGTCCCAATCTCGTAACCTAGAGACTTAGTGACGCTGAGAGTTGTCTGTATTTCGAATGACAGGCTCTTTTGTACAGACACTTCAGAAGTAGGCACACACTGTTCTTCAGCTGCTACCGATGCAACAGTTGGTTCGTTAGTTGTAAACTTTCTCAATCGTACGTTGTCAAATCGAGTGTCCACTCCTGCTACAGAAGCGTCTTCATCGTGAATAACCGTAAGATAATTGTATGTGCCTGCTAAGTCTAACGCACTGGACTCGATATACTCTCTTCCTGTGCCTCCGTGTTGGTCTCCTGCGGGTGTGTAGTTCTGGGTACCGAATGTTTGCTGAACGCGCTGGTCTCCTCCGCCCGGTAGAGTGACTATCTGATTGTCTACTCCCGTACCGACGATTTCTGCTTCTAACCCGTCGATAGTCAAAAGATAAGCTAGTTTGTGGCTTCCTGACGTAAGAGTGAAGTTCCCGACATCATACCCTTTCCAGTTGTTAGCTCTCCCAGAACCGTTTCCGAATTGAGCGAAGTTATCTCCGTAAGAAGCTAACTCGTTAGCATCCTGGTTGTAAATAGCAATCGGAGTGTCTGTATCGAATAGAATTGCTTTATCGAAAGTATCTACTATACTGCTTGTGCTAACAAGAAGGTTGTCACCATATTCTATTGCGATCGTTTCAGCGCCGGGTGACGCAGGGATTGACGGAATGTTAACCCACACCCTCGCTACGTCTGAGTCAGTAGAGTAGTCAACGAAGTAGTCAAGTACACTTAGTCCATCATTTTGAGTGAATCGAATATCACCAAAGTCTGTACGACAGTTTGAGTTTAAGTAAATGTCGTTGTTTGCATCCGTTCCCGCACTGTAATGCACATCGAAGAAGACTGGATAGTCTGTCAATGCGCCGTCTACTGAGCCAGCTAGAGTAATTTCTTTTCTGTACACTTGCGTACCGAAGCATACTCCCGCGCCAGGCACTACGTATTGCAGTCCCTTCGTTATCCCTGATGTCGATGTAACACTATAAGCTAGAGTCTTAGTGACATCGCTTTGTGTACGGTTAGGGTCGTCTACTTCTACTTCGATTGGACCCACCCATGGACCGGGTTCTTCGCTGTCTCTTGCTATTCTTACTTGGAACCAGTAGGGACCGTCCTTCAGATTGATTTGTGGAGTAAAGCCAATTTGATCGCTATGCTCGAAAGGATCTGTGTCAGCTGGCGTCGTAATGTTAGCGAAGCCTGCGTCTGAAGTTGTAGTCACTTCTATTTCTACTAATTGCGCTGTGTTATCTCCGCCAATGCCTGTGACGTTTGTTGCAGTACCGAGTAGTTGAGCTAAGCCTGCAGTGTAAATCGCTGCGTTTGCTTCATCATCAAATGGCGCAGTGAAGTAGACCTTTGCTTCTAAGTCTCTTACTTTGTCGTATGTCCAGCCTCCAGTTGGAGTCGATAACGTAACGTATGAGCCCCAATCTGACGCAGAGGGAGTGTTACTCGCAGCTATTCTTGCTCTTACTTGTTGGATAGATGAAGAACCGTACTCAGGAGATGAAGTACCGAAAAGATGTAGTGCGTTGCTTGTCGGAGTATCGTTAAAGGGTCCTGCTCCTCTCGATGCAGCAGTTAGAAGATTGTTATCAGTGATGTTTGCTTCACCTGTCCATGATGAGTTAGCATCTACTGTTGCGCCTCCTGAAGCGTCGAAGTGATAGCTAGTCGCTCTTTCACCAGATTGAGCGTAAATGTTAAAGCCTGAATCGTATGTGTAAATACCAAAGAGATGGTCCCACCCTGAGATAGAGTTCCAGCTGTTTAGCGTATCATCAGCAGTCCACACAAAGTTTCCTTCGTGAGTAGCTTCTATGTTTCTCTTACTTAGTGCTAAGATGTAGTTACTTCCGTCCCCATCTGGAAACTCAACAGTCACAACGTAGGGAACGTCATGTTCTAACACGATTTGTTGGTCAGAAGAGAATACGAAGAACTCTACAGCAAAGGAATTCCACGGTATTAGGGCAGATGCTTCTATCGGTTGTGAAGTAGCTAGCACCTGTCCGCCGACTGGCACACCGTTCACTCCGAATGTGCCTGAATGCTCCCAAATCTTTGCAACTACTGGACCAGAGGGTGCGCCTTCTTTAGAAAGACCAAACATTACTTGTTGTAGCAACTTACCGTTACCTTTGAACGTTTGACCGAGTGATGCTTGGACACCGGGAATGATGTTTCCTCCTGTGTATGAACCACCTGGGTCGAATAACTCTGCAGTTATCAACGACGATGGGCCTGCTCCCTTCAATGCAATATCATATGTAACATCACCCGCTTCAGAGTCGTTTCCAGTAAATAGGAATTGTGGAGTGGGTGTTGTGAATGTAGTAAATTCAGCAGTATCGATATCAACTTCGATGAAGTCAGAAGGCACTTCAAATTCTACCCATTCTCCGTATTGAGTACCGTTAGGGTTAGTAGCGTACGCGCGTACACGGTAGCGGCCGGGTGTAAGAGTCTCTGGTAGAGAATACGTGCCTGCTGCAAATGAGCCTGACTCATTGTCTAATGACGGAGACCCATACGACAGCTGCGGAAGAGTTACTGCATCTAGTGCAATGTCTCCACCCCACCCGCCTATTGCGTAGTTTCTAAATCTAACTCTAGTGTAGCCTGCTAGAGGCACAGTTATTAGACCGTTCCATTGATTCCCTTGGTCTCCGCTAGAAGACCATTCTTGAATCCATGCTGTGCCATTCCACCCTTCTACTGCTAGCGTGCCTTGTTCGGGTCCGTATTGATGATACTGGAACGTTAAGTCACCGTCTCCACAGTCTGCTTCGAGATAGTCTTCGTCTCCGGCTGTAAATGAACTACCACTTGACGTTTCTACATACACATAAAATGTGCCGGCTTGCGCAGTAGTCGGCCCAGTGCCTGCAGAAGCCGTAGCACCAGATCGACGTACCCAGCCAGTGGTGCCTGAAGAAGTCCATGGTCCAAAGTCTGTTTCGAAGCCTTCAAGAGTAGGAGTGATTACCGCAGTTTCGTATTCGAATCCTCGTATTGTTGCGTTTGAACTACCGATGTCTACGATTTCACCGTTAGCGACTACTCCCGTAGTAGTGATGCCCGTTACTGCATCTGTTACGACAGAGGGTGGAATCGTCGTAGAAGAGAATGTCCCATAGATAGACAGAATCCTAGAAGAAGTCGGTGTCCCTCCGAGAGGAGCACCCAAGTTAGCAAGCGGGCTGGCGTAATTGTTAGTAGTTGGCGTACCGAAAATGTAGTTCAAGTCTGGGTCTACTATCACGTCATGACTTTGTCCGTAATAAGAAGTGTTGATGACTAATCCTAGATAGTAGAAGCCTTGTGTCAAAGCTATACTGCTGAATGTAGCATCGTGCCATTCTTCTATAGCAGATGTGTTTTGTGCACTACCTACTGACACTAATGCTTCAGTGTCGTCATATATCAAAGCCTTCCACGGTCTTGCACCACCGCTTGGGTTAGCGTGTGAGCTTAGCCCAGTCAGAGTACCGTCTACAGCAATGAATTCTGCTAACTGATACAACGATTGGTTTGCTTGACTCAACGTCGTTTGAGATGCTCCAGCCGTGTCATAACCAAATGTCGGGTCAATCACAACAGGATAGACAGCATTGTCTAAGAAGTCTTGTGGTACAGTTACCGTCAATTCCTTTTTATCTACATCGATGTCTAACTCGCACCATGAATTGTCTATGTTAGCATCATAAGCATACGGTCGGTAGATGTGGCAAAACTTACCAGTCTCATAAGACATGTCTGCATAGTTGTGCTTCCGTGAATCGTGATATACAGCATATGAACCAACTACATCATCAGGCCGCAAGTCACCGTACTCTATCTCTGTCTCAGTTAACGCCGGTTGTTTGTAGAACTTCAGTCCCTTTGTCTCAAGACTAAAGTGGAATACGTTAGTGTCTGGTTTCTCTTTGAGTAGGATTTCGATTTCAAACCCGTCTTTGCCCTTTACTTTCTTTTCGTAGAGGTGTACTTCTTCATTGCCGTCTACATACTTGACTTTCTCTCCTTCGTACTCTACTGTTGCTTCTACTTTAGCTTTGTCTTTCGTTCCTTTTTTCTTAGCATCTTTAGTTGAGTCACGTCGAATTGAGAAGTTTACTTCGTTGTCCCACTTTTTCAGTTTGAATTGTGGCTTGAAGTCAGGGTCCTTTGAATCACCGATCTCGATGTCCAGCTTTTTCTTAACATCATCAACAACTACCCGTTTCAGAGTTTCATTTTCTGTGATGAACTTCTCTTTGATTAGCTCACCTTTTTCTTTGGGTAGCTTTGTTGCCATGTGTTAGATGTTGTAGTTAGACAATGGAACGTCTTCTCCAATGCCTTGTAGGATTCGTCCGTCTGGAAGAATGTAGTTGTAGTGCGGTGTCTGTCCTTTGACCTTGTAACCGAACACGTGTACTGTCTTCTTCACTTCAGCTTCTGTTTTAGCGTTGAATACGTATCTCTTGTACTTGTGGATTAGTTTCACCTCCTTATCCTTCGGTAATGGTATATCTATCCTCCCTGTTCCGTGCGGTTGGTAGAGGACCCACATTTTTACATTCTGCTGATCGATTTCACCTACTCGGTGGAATGTGCCTTTGTCATCAAATTGATGTAGTTCAGTCCCATCTTTGTAGACCACTCCCCACATCCAGTCTTCCAAGGGTACGTTTACTGTTTCGTTCTCTTCATTTGTATAAGTCCAAGTCATGTTGTTGTTTTCTTAAAACTAAAAATAATGCCCCACATTTATAGCAGGGCATTACTTCGAGGTGGACGTTGATTGCCCTGCAATACGCATTGAGTTGCGCTACAAGTTTATTTAGTTGTCGTTACTTCTTCTTTTCCTTCTTCTCTTTCTTCGCCTTGCCTCGAGTAAGTGCTTTTTCAGCAATCTTTGAAGCCTTTCCGTTTGTCAGAGCATCTTGGTGCTCGATCTGAGATGGCTTGAAGCCTGTGACTGGAGAAACATGGTCACAATACTCTTCGAATGTGTCAAATTCAAGTCCTGACACTGAACAGATAATTTTACTCATAATGATTATGCAGTTTCGTCATACTGATAATTCATTGTAGTAGTGTTACCTGCTACGTCACCTGCGTCCGTTACCAATTGATGAATGAAGTAGTCTGAGTAGCCTGCTGCTGTGAGCTGATTGGCTAATGCTGTTGCAATACCTAAGTTTGCGCCAGTTGGCTCAGATGTTGGCATCGCATTATCTACGTTGGTAATTGCTGATGCAACTGGTGTTGCATAAGATAGGTTGCTGTATGCACCTCCTTCTCCCGCATTTGATAGATGAGTCGTTGACCCTGCAAGCGCTCCTGTTCGCCAAACCTTCAGATTGTCGACTGCTGTACTTCCGCCCATAGCCGTTACACTAATACGTTGGTATTTCGCGAACGAACGGTCGCCAGCAACAATTGGGTTTGCAGAAGCGTCTAGATTAGCTGCATCGACTGAACCCATGTTTGTGTTAGTGATGTTTGCTGTTATTGTTTCGCCGGCTCCGTTTGATTCGGCGATTTCTACTGTAGCTGCCATATAATTGAATATTTGCTAAACTTATAATTTTTGAGGAACGCTTTGTTCTTTGATTTAGTCCTCATCCCAGGGGTCCAAGTTAATGAACCTCTGAGTCAGTACTAAACTGATTACGCTGCTACGGTCTTAAGAACAGTACATGCTGTTGGAAGAGCAAGTACGTATCCAACTCGTTCAACGATCCGTACCGCCATCATGTCTTGCTGTGCAAGGTTCAGGGTTCCATTGTTTGCTGAGTTGTTTACAGTAGCTTGGTCTAGCAACTTAACACGTAGTTGTTGCTTATCACCGAAGATCGCTGCTACTCGAAGGTTTCCGAATAGTACGAATGGTGCGTCATTTCCAGTGACTGATACAGCTGGGAATGCGTCTGTCAGTTCAATTGGGTAACCCCAGATTGACGCTGGCGCAGTAGCTGTTGGTGAAGACACGAGGTAACCTCCTGCTCCATCTCCTGCTGATACGCTATCTTCTCGTAGTGATCGAATCTTTGAGAAGATTGTTCGGTGCATGTAGAACTTCGATCCATTAAGTGCACCTGATGGTTGTGCATCTACCATCGCTAGAAGGTTTTCTGCACTTACATCTGCTGGGTCAGTTGTTGCGGTGTTGACCACGTTTACGTTACCGTTGTTCAGGATTCCTGTCCATACAGTACCGTCACCGTTGAAGAATTGCAAGTCTTCTTCCTTTGCTACAGCCTCAGCGAATAGTTCCGCTACAAGTGCAGTTAGGTTGATTGTTGAGTCTTCAATGATTTCGTCAGTCATTGGAACGATAGCAGCCAATTTCTTGAGTACTTGTTCAACAACGCTGAAGGTTGGGGCAGTTGACTGCTTTTCACCTGCTTCATCTGTCCATGCTACTGATACAGAAGATGCCAGAGTTGGAATCTTTCGTGAGTTACCTGGTCCTGTGAAGGGTAGGTAACGGAACTCTCGACGTGCTAGACCGTACTGGTCTTCTGCAATTCGGAGTACTTCTGAACGAAGTTCTTCTGGAATCAAGTAACCACCAGCTGATTGAGATAGTCCTGAGACATCCTTCAATGATTGGTGATCGTTCATGAAGAGTGCCTTCATAAAGTTTCGAGTTTCCTTGTCGCCATTGTCGATTTCAACCTTCTTTTCTTCCTTTTCCATCGCCTTTGACCGTTGTGTTGCCACACCGTCGATGAACTTAGCAGCTAGCTCATCAGTGAATCCTTCTAGTTGCTTTGCAACTTGCTTCATCACTAGTGCCTTCATTGCTTCTTCATCTCCTTCTTCTGTTACTTCTTCAGTAACTTCTTCTTCTACTACTTCTTCTTCAGCAGCTTCAGTTGCTTCCACTTGCTTTTCAGTAAGGATGTCTTTGTTCGCTAGAACAAATGCCTTTTCTTCAGCTGTGATAGCTTCTCCTGCCGCTACTTTCTTAAGAATTGCCGTTAGGTTCATAATTAAGTTATGCTAATGTTTGTAATAATTTACTTCGACTTTTCAGCCAATAGAAGCCGTACGGCCTTATTGATTGCTTTGCCTCGGTTTGGTCCCTTTGCAGGGATTGACACCCGTACAGCCGGGGTTTCGATTTTAATCGAGAGAGCTTCTGTAATATCATCACTTATTGATTTGTCTTCACTTGGCTTATCAGCCTCTAATATCTTTTCAATTGCGTCCTTAGCGTCTTCTAGCTTAGAACGATTTGCTTTTGATAACACTCTTCCTTCCTTGATGTCAGTTATCATTGCATCGATTGATTTGCTGGTGTCAATTACTGTTTCCTCAGTTGTAGTGTCTTCTTCGACTACTACTTCTACATCATCTAGTGCGGCCTTCAATTTTGCAATGGTCTCAACGTCATTCCCTTTTGTGAATGCCTCAATTGCTTCCTTTGCTTCATCTTTGCCACCTGAATACTTAATGAATAGTTCTCCAGTTTCTTTTAGCAATTTGCTAAAGTCACCAGCCTTAGTATCGGAATCGAAGTAGACTCGAGTGAATGCACCAAAGATTTCGTAAACTGGGTCCATGTTTTCCCACTTTTGTTCACGTTCAGTAATGCTTCCTAGCTCATCTTCTACTTCACCCTTCTCCTCATCCCCACCAGTTTGTTTTTGTTCAGTGGTCTCTACTTCCTTTTCTTCTTTGTCTTCTTCAATTTCTTTAGCTTCTTCTTTAGGTTCGTTACAAGGGCAGCCTTTTTCTTCAGTAGACTCCTCTTCCACTTCTCCATCTTCGATAGTTTCTTCGCCATTTTCAGTTTCTAATGATGTTGCTAATTGCTTTGCGAGTTCAGTCTCTAATGACTCTGTATTGAGTCCCTTGCTTTTAGCAAGCGCCATTGCGTTGGCTGGTACTGATACTGTGGAGATTTCAAACAACGTGTTGTTCTTGAGAATCACCTGTTCGTCTACTACGTCTACGGCACCTGCGGAGAATCCTACTGAGAATGCTTTCATGAAGCCGTCCTTATATAGGTTCCATAGAACGTTTGCGAATGGGTATTGTTTTGCAGCAAATTGAATTTCACCTTCTAGGTCACCATCTCCATTGTAGCCAAGTCCAGTAACTTTTCCAACTGGCGGTTGACCATGGTCGTGTCCGAATAGGACTACGGGGTTTTTCATGAAGTCATCTAGCAACCAACTCTTTTGGTCTACTACTTCTCCATGTCGGTCTATATCAGCCGTAGAGAATACAGCACGTAGAGAATAGTTCTCTTCGTTAATCTCTTTGGGAGTGAATCCGATATTTGAGTACTTTAATTTCATATTAGTTAAAAACGACGCCACTAAACCGAAGTCTAGTGACGCCTGCATTTAAGCCAGTTACGTTACTTATAATTCTATTATAACTTATTGAGCTACAATCTTGATTGTTACACTCTCCTTGCTACCAGAGAAGTGTATTTCAATTGTACCTTTGTCAGACCCCTGAATGAGTTGTTCATTGTTAAGGAGTGTCTGAATGATTCTCTGAATACGTTTGTCTTCCTGTATGTTCATATTATAACATGTTGTTAATCGAAGAGTGCTGGTGCAATAACGCAGCGGCAATTCGGTTCACTTGGATATTGTAGACCATTGGCAAATGGTGCTTCCAATAGAACGATGTCACCGTTTTGTTCGTAGTGTGAGTCTCTTGTTCTATCGTCCATCGTAGCAATCCACTCTTTTCCTTGCACTACTTCTGATTGTTTGTACTGAGCAAGCATGCCTTCATTATTGGCGTTAGTTGTTTCAGTTCTGGCAATAAGTGCAGCACGGCTACGAGGAATCTCTTTGTACACTTCTTGTACTCTTCCAGTTAACGAACCAATGCCTTCACCCTCATTGATGCCCGCAGTCAAGGACGCAGTTAACTTTGCGAAAGTAGTGTCTGTTACAGATGTAGCAAAGAATACAGATCGCTTAGTCATCGCCTCTTGTAGTTCATCCGTTAAGTCGAATGACTCATCAGTAAGATCTGCGGCATCATCTCCACCGGCACGTGCGTAGTCTAATAGGAACGGTAGACCAATCTTAGCCAGCATGCCTACTTCCTTCTCCTTGTCCATAAGACTACTTACGTCAGAGTGACTCATCTTAGAGTACACTCCCTTCAAGTCAGCATCAAATTTCTCTAGTGCTTCTATTACTCGTTCTTCTTGCTCTAGTGCTGCGGTTTCCATTGCTTTTTCGAATGGCTTTGAACGGTCATCAATTTTCTTGTTGATGTAGTTATAGTACGTTGCTTTCATCGTTTGTTCTGGAAACAATGAACGGAAGTCTTTTGTCTCATAGTCTTCAGGCTTCTTAGCTTCTTTGACCTTGATTTCAGTTTTCGTTTTACTAGATGTCTTTTTCTTAGTTGCTTTTGCTATGAGAGCTTCAGTCAATGCTTTTTCAATCATTGCACCTGATGATGCAATCAACTCCAGCTTCTTTCGGAAGATAGGCCGTTGTCGTAGTATCTTGATTCCAAGCTTCTGTAGACGTTTCTTTTCGTCCTCTTCTTGGTTGTTTGGACCTGCTGGGATTTGTGAGCCACCGAACCCTTGTTCTACCGCTACTTCATCACCACCATCGATAGGTTCTAGGTTGTATTCAGCACGGATTTCGTTTGTTGTAAGCCACTTGCCGTAACCAGCTACGTGGTCTTCTCTCATTGTAGTGCGGTCTTCAGGAGTAGGG